CAGCTTTATGAATTATTTGACTATGCAAGAATTAGTCAAGGTGTAGATGATTCTCATGCATCTACTGTTGCTACTCTTTTAACAGATCTTCAAACTGTTGAAGGTAAACTTAAGTCCATGACTGTTGCTGAACTTAATTGCAATAAGCATAAGAATACTGTTTCTGAGCTTTCTGAAACCTTTAACAATCTGAATGTTAATTCAATTAACTCTGAAAAAGAAGAATTTATTTATGAGGTCATTGGAAAAGTTGAAAGTATCTTAGCAACAATCAAGAATATTTCTGATGCGGTTGAGGGTTCTTCTAATACCTTTGCAGATAGCCATTTAGAAGAAGTAGAAACTGCTCTAAATGTAATTAAGACTGATTATGATACTCTCACTGATGATTATACAACTGCTGTTGATTATGAGATTTCATTAGAATCTGCATGGAGAACCATTAGAAATCTGTTAAAGGTTGAGTCTCTCTATTTTACAATTAATCTTGCACTTTTAGAGAATAAATCTGTTGCTTACAATGAGCTTAAAGAGCCATTAAATAGCTTAAAGGCAAGAGTTGTTTCCTTCATTAATACTGTCAAGTCTGAAATCGGTGGTTTCGATTATGCGGCTGCTAAAACTTCTATCGTTTCCATCCAGAAGGATACAACCGATAAGAAGCAGGAAACCTACTACACAGTTTCTCAGAACTTTGATAACTATGTATCTCTACTTTACGGTACCGATGGTTCTATAGAAGATGTTTCTTATAGAGATCATGCAGTTGAGAAACTAATCATTGAAGGCTATAAGGGTATGATTGATGACTCCTTAACTGATAAGGAACAGTGGCCCATCGACATGGTTCTTGACGCTAACTACTCTGCTAATATTAAGAGTGCAATTGCTGTTCTTTGTACTGAACTTCGTACTGACTTTATGGGTATTCTTGATACTGAGTTACAAGCAACTCCTGGTGATGCTATCAACTATAGAAAGAGTTCCATCAACTTCAACAACTATCGTCTTGCTATCTTTACTCAGGACTTTGTTGTTTCCGATAGTGAATATACTGGTAATGAGATTAGAATAACTCCTACTTATTTCCTTGCGTCCAAGATTCCTTCTAATGATAACACTAATGGTATCCATTGGAATTTTGTTGGTCCTCGTCGTGGTACTGTTACTGGCTTTAAGTCTGTTTCCTTCTTACCTAATGTTGAGTGGAGAGAAAGACTATATAACGCACAGATTAACTATGTACAACAGGATCAGATTTCTACTAGATTCAACTCTCAGTTAACCTCTCAGCACAGTGTTTCTGCACTGTCTAATATTAGCTGTGTACGTACTCTTCTCAGAATTCAGCGTGATGTTGAAGATTTAATGAAGAACTACCAGTTTGAATTCAATGATTCTGTAACTATTACCAACGCACAGACCGATCTTAGTGCTTATCTGAATAAATGGATTGCTAACCGTGCTTGTGATTCTATCTCTGGTACTGTTTATGCATCCGACTATGATAGACAACAGAAGCTTCTTCGTGTTAAGGTTGAACTTACCTTCAATTCTATCATCGAACGTATCGCTATTGACCTGGTTGTCAATGCATAATTTTATGAACTAATTATTAGAGCCAATAATTATAATTGGGAGGATAGAAGATTAAACTTTTCTATCCTCCCATGATTAAAATTCTAAATTAAAAATTTGAAAGGAGATTTTCCTATATATGTTAAGACATGATCCACAAAATGTTGTAGTCTTTAATAATAATGGCGGACCTGCTAGCAATAAAAGTTTCTTTAATGGTTCTTACAATACAATGAACTTAGACTTCGATCCTCTAGTAACTGGTTATTCCTTCTTTAAATGGGTCGTTGTTCCTACTTGGATTACAGATACATTTGCTGATTTCCAAGCTATGACTGAAAAGAACTTCTTAACTGGCTTCTCACTTGCTGATATGGAACTACAGACAACTGATATTACTCATGGTTTTGCAGCAAATACTTATAACGTTGCTTCTAACATCCAGAAGGGTAATAATGAATTCTCTATCACTCACAGAGAATTCTCTGGTTCTCCCATTCGTAATATGTATCAGTACTGGGTATCTGGTATCCGTGATCCTGAGACTGGTATTGCTACCTATCCTCGTGTTCATGGTGTTGACTACTCTGCCAAGAACCATACTGGTGAGCTTGTTTACATTGTAACTCGTCCTGACGCAGATAACGTTGGTAGACCTAACATTGAGTTTGCTTGCTACTACACTGCAGTTATGCCTACTAAGATTCAGCTTTCTCAGTTTGCATTTACACATGGTACTCATGATGCTGTAGAATATGAACAAAACTTCCGTGGCGTATTCCATATGTCTAGTAAAGTTGATGCTTTTGCTAAGCAAGTTTTAGCTGAAAAGGTTTATGGCTTTATGGAAATGGGTGAATTTGATCCCAAGAATCCTGACATGGGTTATAAAACTATGAAAGATACATATTCTGCTAATTATGGTAAGAGTATGATTGGTAATTATGGTGCTACTTCTCTGTTAGATAAAGAACTTGGCGGTTCTGCTAAGAACTATGTCTAATTTTTAATAAAAATGACAAGAATACCTTTACGGTATTCTTGTCATTTAATTTTTTATAGACCACCAAAATCAGAAGTTCCACCATCATCGCCACTCATAGAAGCGTTCTTAATGGAAGTTTCAGTTTTATTAATCTTAGCTTTTTCTAAGAGTTTTTCATACTTATCCCATTCAAATGTGCTTAACAAGTCTTTTGTTAGTTCACGTTTAAATTCAGTTGATAGTTCTGCATCATTAGGATCTACTAATGTCTGGGTTACAAAATCTATAATATCTCTAGAGTTTGTAATACGTTCAGTAATGGTAGTCATATTTAATGCTTGAGGGGGTGGGAATTTAACAGTTAGAGAATCTAAGTCAAAATAAGTATCTTCTAACAGACTCTTATCCTTAGCTACCTTATTTCTTTCCTTTTCAGTATCAACTAAAATTGTCTCATCATTTTCTCTACTATTGAGTTTCTTAAGATCTCTTTGTTTCTTTTTCAAGTCATAATCATTAAGATACTCATTTTTATAAAGTAAACGGAACATTTTAGTAAACTGATCTCCAAACATTGTCTGGAAAACAAGGATAGAACGAACAAATTTACCATTCATCATTCCGAGAGATCTAGCAAATTCTGTCTGTTCGGAATAACTAAGGAATTCTGGAGGAATACCTATACCAGAAATCATAGCTTTTAATAAGTAATCTAAGAAATCATTTGTTATTTCGACGTTCATCCCAGGTATAGTGTCTATTTCAACAGGTTTTTGACCCTCTACTACAGGAATGTAATAATCTTGGAAAGTTCCTATAGCTTGTAGTAACGTGTTAATGTCTCCACCAAAATTACTCATTTTGATATCTTTCGTCTTGATATCTCTCATAAACTGTTGAACTACAGCTTCTGTATCATTATCAAGATCGACTTCCACATAAAATGCTCTCTTTTCAGGCGATCTTACTAGTCTTAACATTACTTGTGAAGTTAAGACTGCTAAATAAAGTTTAGCAGAGAATAATACATTCTTGAATAAGCTGTCATAGTAATCTCCAGAACCACTACCAAAATGTATAACTTCGTTAGGTCTTAAATATACCATACGAATTTGCTTATTCAGTAGATAGTTTTGCTTAAGTAACTCATAAACTGTATTTTTAAATTCTGGATGCTTATTGATGAATTTTTTATCAATACGCTTTGCCATATTTTTAACAAAGATATCAGTAATCAGTCTATACTTAGCATTAATTATATCTGGCTTGTCATTTGCTTGAGACTTAAAAGAAGTGAAAATATTAGAAGACATACTGTATGAACCAGTAGTTAACATATCAGCATTATTTTCTAAGTTTTCAATGTAATAGTAACCATACTCAAAATCATCCAGTACCAACTTAATAGTTCTTTCTGGCTTTAATATTTTCAATACAGAACCACCGACTCTAATATCATCAGTCTTTTTAGTCTTATTATAGGGATTTAGATTCTTTCTATCTTCACTATCTTGATTCTGGAAGTTATTGAATAATTCCTTTTTACTAGCATAACCAAATTGTTTTGAGATTTCTACATTATCTTCTAACAAACAAGATGAATCTTCAGAAAAGACAAAATTATTGTTCAAGATTTCTGCTATATCATGAGAAAACTTTTGTTTGGTCTCATTGAATAATTTTACCTCTTCGTTATAGATGGCTAGATCGGCCTGATATGATTCATTTAAATTTTTCTTATCCTTATAATCTGATGGTACTGGTTTCTTTGCAGGTACTTTAACGTTACTTATATCAAAGATTTCTGACAATTGTAAGATGTCATCATTAGATAACTCAATTTCAGATTCAGCTAATGGTTTAAATGTAGAACTTTCTTTAAGACTACTATCTTCAGATAGCATTACCTTAGAAATTTCGTCATTTAGTTTTAATACTGCAACAAATTGATCTCCTAATACTAATGTATCTCTTATGATATTTTTAGTGTGTTTATTTATATTGTACTTCTCAATTAAGGTCTTACAATTTTTTATGATATTTGTATTTTCCTTGTCTTCTTTAACCATTGATGTAATAACATCATCTAGATAAATTAAAAAAGTATCTTTTGTAAAGTCATCAGGAGACATAATATTGTCAACATACGTATTTATTGCCTGACTCATCTGAGGGATGTTATCATAAATTAACTGATAACTGCTGTATAACTGAAATCTACCAGATTCTTGGCTGAAAAGCTCATTCATAGAATAAATGTCGTTTTCATTAGCCATTTGTTCTATGCTTCTTAGTTGTTTTTTTGCTTCTTCTACACTAGCACTTTTACTAGGACGTCCTATGCCAGATGAATTTTTCATGTTTACTGCATTGAAAAACTCTATGATGTCATCGCCTGTGGATTTCTTATATTTATACATGACACTGTCAACAAAATTTTTTATATCAGCAATGTCTTGAACGTTAGAATCTCCGAATTTTTCAGTGGTCCCATATAATTCAGAAGTTGATAGTTTAGATACTACGCGAAATTGATCTAACTTATCTTTCATGGTTAATTCTTTCTTCTTATCGGCCATAAAAATATTTCCCTTCCTTTCTACTGAAATTTTATTGAATTGTTTTTGTTATAAATTTTTGTAAAAGATTAAAGAAATCTAGAAATATATATTCTAAGTGTGTAGTAAAGAAGGAGAAATAAACCGATGAAAATAGTACAAAGGAAAAATCTTGAAAAGTATATCGATAAATGTTTTGATGAAATAGCATTAAAGTATGTTATAATGCATGGTGGCATAATAGAAAATGAAGGTTATCGTATAAAATATTTTAAACTACTTCTTGGCAAAGCTAGGAATTTTGTAATACCTTTTGAAAAAGGAAAATTTGAATACATCAGCTATAAAGATTGCTTTATAGTTAACCGATCTTACATTAAGCATTACTTAAAGCAAGCTATATTTGATATAGAAATGCAAACTTTAAATAACTAAAAAGGGAAAAATGGTAATATGATTTTAGAATTAAATGTACATGAATTTGAAGAATTTATTGAGAACTATCTTGAATCACTTAATTTGAACTATTGCATAGCTAATCTAATTGAATGTAATAGTGGTTTCCATATACGTTTTTATAAGCTATTTACTAGAAAATATCAAACTCTAATATTGGAATTCAATCATAAAGATTTCAACTATGATCAGAGAAAAAGGATATTCACATTTAACTCAGACGTTTTAGAAAAGAAAATAAAATCCCTAATTTTTTATCATGAAATGAAAGGAGAATAAAGTTGGCAGTACTATCAAAAGGATGTTTTGATATTTATATTAAAGGTTTACTTGCAGATTTAAATCCTGATGATGAAAAATGTATTTACTTTACTAATACACTTAGCAATTCTTATTTTATAAAGATCACAAACCCATTTAAAGATAAAATTAGTAATAATTTTTTATACTTTGACTATGGAAACCTTGAGTACAATATGGAAAAGGAAGAATTTAAATTCAATCCTAAGTTTATCATACATAAACTGAAACAAATCATCTTTAATATAGAAATGGAAAAGTCCTAACATATAAAAAATTTTACGAACCTATAATTAAAAACTTTTTACAGAAGATAAGGAGTGTTTAACTATATGGCATCGATTAAAAAAGCATCCGTATTTAGCGACTTTGCATCAGAAACACAAATTACAGATGAAGACCTTAAAATACCACCAACAGAAGGTGATTTAAAAGATGTACAACAGGTTTTAGATGATTTTAAAATTGACGTTTGTGTATTAGATATGAAATTTAATACTAGATTTGCACTACAACGATTTTTAAGAGATCAGATTACAAAAAAATTAAAACGAAAGGGAGAATAACTTATGGGATTCCATCAGTTAATAAAAACGGTAAAATGTCAAGACTACGATGATCGAGGAAATAAATTTGACGTTTTAATCAAGGTTTTGAAAGATGAAGAAACTGGAGAAAAATTTACTGAGATTATTGAAGATCCAGATTTTACCTATTATGTAACCAAAGATGAGTATGAGTTAACAGAACAAGTCAACTATATTGAAAAAGATAAAGTTAGAGAAGTAACTACATCTTCAAGTAATATTGTAAAATCAGTTGCATATGAAACTGGAAATGAAGAGTTTTTCTGGAAATGTATTAGGGACAAAAAGTTCAGTCAGTCTAAAGCCGTATTTTTAGACCCTAATGTTCATGGTTCTGATATCGATTTAGAAGACTATTATATTGGAAGACACTATAATAAGTATCCAGCTGAAAATTCTAAGAATGCTTTTACAAAAGCGTTTATCGATATTGAAGTTGATTCAATGAAAATTATAGGATTCCCTGAACCAGAAGTTGCTGAATGCCCTGTTAATGCAATTGCATTCTTCAATGATTCCAATATGACACTATATGGTCTATTTTTAAGAAATCCTGAGAATCCTTTAATTGAAGATTTTGAAAAGAATAAACTCAAGGAATTTAAAAAGAGAATCAAACAGAAGTATAAAGATAAGGGTTTGGACATTAAGTTAAAGCTAACTTGGTATGATGAAGAAAATGAGTTAGGTTTGATTAGTGATTTCTTCTATTTGGTTAACTATTTAAAACCTGACTTCTTAGGTGCTTGGAACTTCTGTGGTTTCGACTTTTCGTACTTAATGAATAGAATTGTCACGTTAGGAGAAAACCCAAATGACATAATCTGTTCTGAAGATATACCATATAAACAGTGTTATTTAAATAAGGATACTAAATCGACAGATTTTGCTGATGACGCTTCTTACATTGCTGTTAGTAGTTATACAAACTATCTTGACCAAATGCTATTATTTGCAGCCTTACGTAAAGGAGCTGGTAAGCGAGAATCATATTCTTTGGATGCTATTGCATTTGAAGAACTTGGTGAAAACAAGTTGGAATTTAAAGACCCAAATACATCAACTAAGAATTCTGCATGGGTTGATTATGAAGAGTTTATTGAATATAACCTGCACGACACGATGCTGTTATATATGCTTGAGAACAAGAATAAAGACTTCAACATGATTTACACTGTAGCAGCTAAGACTGAAACTCGTATTCAAAAGGCTCTAAAGAAAACTGTCTGTCTAAAAAATCTTGCGAGAAGGTTTTATTATGATAGAGGTTACATCATGTCTAACAACCATAACACGAATTATGGTGGAATGAATGAACATGATAAGGTAAGCTTTCGCGGTGCGTTTGTAGCAGATCCTTTGTTAAACAAAGCCTTGGGAATTATGATAAATGGAATGAGATCAAAATTTGTCTTTGAAAATGTTATTGACTTTGACCTTACATCACTTTATCCTAGTATCATCTTAGCATTTAATGTAGATGCTACAACGCA